ACTAACAGATGATGAAATAACTGCTTTATTAGCAGAACAATTATTAAATGATAAATAATGGTAAAAATATATAGTATACCAGAGTGCCCGTATTGCACAGAACTTAAGGAAATCCTAACCAACGAAGGAGTAGCATTTATAGATATAAATGTAAATCTACCAGAAAACGATAAAGAATACAACGAGATATACGAAGCTACGCAATCAGACCAAGTACCTATCGTTAGGGTAAAGAATCAATTGCTTGTGCCAAACGTTAGTTTCAATAGCATTCGCGAAGCTGCTGATATAACCAAGAAGTTTTTAGGATAATTCTAGTGTTTCTGATATTTATAGGAAAACACTAGTTATGCCAGTAAGTACACAAGATAGAGACAAGATATTTAGACAGTTTAGACACTCATTGGGTGCGCCTATTCGTCAAATAGAATTAACAGATGAACAATTATGCACATTATTGGAAATATCCATCGAAGACTACTCACAATATGTCCAAGAATGGCTAATAGAACACCAATGGCAATCACTATACGGTCAAAACATCACAACCACCGATATGTCTTTTGCTTTGAGCGTTAGAACCCTAGACTACGTTCAACAAGCAACCTACGCTTATTCAAAGCAAGTAGGTCTACAAGCAAATGGTCCATGGGAACTTAAAAAAGACTACGTAGAGCTTGAATCAGGTCGTCAGGTTTACCAAATACCTGCTGGACGTGAAATCAACGAAGTATTATGGATTACACCACCAGCAACAAGTCAAGCCTTGCTAGCCAATTACGGTGCCATAGACTATGGATTTGGTGGTGGCTTCGCACAAACAGGTGGTGGTACAGGTACAGGTGGGCCAGGCTTTGCACGTATGGGTTACTATATCGCTCCAGCCTTCGATATCTTGCTTACAGCTGCCGATATGAACTTAAAAAACCGTATCATTAGAAGTGAATTGGTTTATAAGATTACGGCTGGACCCAACGGAACAAAATTGCTCCATTTACTTTCAACGCCAGGCTCCAAGTTTTCATTTGGTCAAGGTATTGGTGGTGTTGGTAATTCAATAAACTTAACAGGTTGCCAAGTATGGTATTTTTACTACGATACTATGCCAGAGAATGTTGACCAGTGCTTAAAGGACAATCCAGACATCATAAAGATGCCTAACCAAGTCCCCCTTGCGCAATTAGACTTCGCTGATTTTAATGAACCAACAAAGGTTCTTATTCGTCAGCTATTCATAGCCGAAGCCAAAAGAGCGTTAGGTAGAACACGTGGTAAGTTTGGCGGTATCGTAGGACCTCCAGAAGCTGAAAGAACCATGGACTACGAAACGCTTATATCAGAAGGTAATGACGAAAGAAAAGAGGTTCTTCAAAGACTTGATGAAAGGCTTAAAAGGCTAACAACAACCGCACAATTACAAAGAGCAGCTGAAGAATCTGAAAACCTAAATAGAGCGTTAAAAACACATCCGTTAGGTTTTTGGGTTTATTGATTTTAGCAATTTATTTATATTTTTATTATTATATTTAATGATTATTAATGGAATATTGTTATTTTTACAATATTGCATTTTTATTTTATCTCTTTTTTTTATTTCCGTTAAATTATTAATCCCACCCCATAATTTTATTGGTTCATAGTGTTGTCTTCCGTTATATTCAATACATATGTTATGTTCTGGTAAATAAAAATCAAACGGTAAGGATAAAATATTTTTACAATCATTGAACTTATGTTGTGGGATAAAATTGATGTTATTTTCTTTTAAAAAAATTCTAATTTTGCGCTCACCTTTAGATTCTTTACATAACGGACACCCATTTCCGTTCAAATGATTATTTGGAACTTGTTTAAATTTATTGTGTATTGGACATATTATTTCTATCTTTTCTGAATTATTCTTATAATCAACCAATGAATAATCATATTTATCACCATGAACATTCATAGCCTTTTCAATGAATTCTTCTTTTGTTGACTTTTTATTTTTCGTACACGATGAACATTTATCACCTCTTAAATGGTTACCAGCTTTAACTTCAAATTCACCATGCGTTGGACAAATAACTTTAACCTTAGTTTTTTCATTCTTATAATCAACCAATGAATAATCATATTTATCACCATGAACATTCATAGCCTTTTCAATGAATTCTTCTTTCGTTGACTTTTTATTATTAACACATTTTTGACAATTAGATTTGGCGTTAATATGTGAATCTGGTGTTTGCTCAAAAACACCATGTATAGAACATATTATTTTAATTTTATGTTTTGACGTGATATAATCAACCAATGAATAATCATATTTATCACCATGAACATTTATAGCCTCTTTTATAAATTCTTCCGTAGTTTTTTTGATATTTCTCATGTTAATAAATATCTGTAAAAAATAAAAGTTAAAAATAAAACTAGAACGTAGTGCTAATGAAGCTGAGTATCTAAACAGAAACTTAAAACATCACCCACTAGGATTTTGGGTATATTAAAAAAGGGACCCTTGGGTCCCTTTTTATTTTAGAATGGCCATTCATCTTCATCTTCTTGTATCGCAGTAGGACTTGAGTCTTCTTCTGGCCTTTCGGCTTGAGTATCATCAAATTCATCATCCAGCTTCAACGCTTCATCATCGCCATTGGTTTCTTCATCGTCATCGTCATCCTCTGATTCGGAACTCTTTGATTTGGTTTTTGTAGCTTTTTGTGGTTCTTCATCTACCGCTGTATACTTCGAGTTTTCAGCAATTCTAGCAACCTTATCGGTGTCAAGACTCTCAATTAATACTTCTGGTTCATCGTTCATAAACAAGTCACCAGTGTAACCGCTTAAGCCTTTTCTTTCGGCTATATAATCCAACCATAGCTCATACTTATTGTCTTGGTCTTCAGAATTTACAAGTTGATAGTACTTCTGTCTTTCAATTGCTTCGTCTTGATACTTAAACACGTCATCAGTATCACACAAGTCTACGTTATATTTTACCGAAGCAAGCTTATTTGCGCCATCAGTTGTTATATATGCAATATTGGTTATGCTCTTTGGCAGTGTTTCAGTGTTTAGTATTTGTCTAAGGTCTGAAACCTCCAAGCGTCTAAAGATATTATCCAATAGGTCTTTCTCGTGTTGTATTCCTTGGATTTTTTCTTGTTCCATACGTACAAGATAGTCAGCCCTTATCTCTTCCCATTTTTCTGGTTCCATATAGTTAGGAAGCTTATTGACCTTATTCCAGAACTTTATTTCTTTGTCCTCCATAATCATTAGGTCATCGTATGAGTCTTGGTCAGAGTCCTTGAACGGCATACCAGATACAAGTTCACATTCTTGTTTGGTGAATATGGTTCTTTCCTTTAGTTTTTCGGTTGTTTTTTTGGTTGTTTTATCTTTGCTCTTAACGATACTAAGAGTTATGTTGTCTCTTATTTCTGGGCTAAAACAAACCAATAGAGGATGTATCTTTTTATTGAAGGCCTCCAAATAACGAGCCACGTTGTAGTCATCAACATACAAAGAAGTCTCTAGCTCTTGTATCTTTTCTTCTATTTCTTTCTTTTGGTCATCCTCAACAAGGGCCAGTGATTTTTTCAAGGCTTCAAGTTCTTTTAAAACTTCGAAATCGTGTTCGACTATTTGATTATCAATCAACTTACAATTTAATTGTGTTTGAGATTCAAACGTTGGTAGACAACCGTTATTTATGAAATATTCATCCACTTCTTTTTTGGTCATCTTAGACCTGATTAGCGTCTTTAGGTCCCCTTGTGATTTTGATGTACCGATGTTAACGTAGTAAATCGTATCACCTAGATTAAGATTTAACTCATGCTTAATCGCTAGTTCCATATGTGCTTGCTTAGGCATAGGGTTACCAGCTTTGTTTTTGAGGTTTGCTTTCTTCTTGTATTCGGTTATGGTTGTTTTAACCTTAGCTTTGCTGGCTATCTTAACCAAAGGTATTTGATAGTTATATATCTTATCTACATACTCGTGATAGTAATTTATAAATGAATGTCCATCACCATCAAGAAGCATTCTTATGGCTTTGCCCAAGAACTCCTCGATATACACTGGCATCTTTTTAGACTTTATCGAGTTACCTACAAGCTTTATCTTACCATCTATATCGTTTGCGTAGTTCTTACGTGCAAAGTTAATCGTAGAAGTACAAACGTCATCTATATCAAGACCCATACGACCTTCCATGTAGTTCTCGTTGAATTCTGCTAGTACTGCATCCAATCCAACAAGTTCTTTACCAGCGTCATCCTTTGTTTTCCAGTGATTACCCTTAGCGACATATCTTATTTGGTCTATGTTATCTGGGAAGGAGAAGTTGAAACCATCCGTATCACCCACCAGCGGTTTAAATCCGTGTTTTTCTGTGAAGTGTCGAACCATTAGACGTAGTGACTGACGACCACGGCATGTAGTTTCTTCAGCTGAATCCGTATCACCCCAGTTAAAGATATAAGGCGCACCATATGAACCGAACCAAGAGTTGGCTAGGATTTTAAGTGGCAATTGTTTCTTATCATATAGGTTTGATAGACGCTTGTGTTCTGTTATTTCTTTCTTCATAACAGAGATTTCATCTTGCGTCATATTGGCTTTGTTCTCGTCCAATTTAGCTTGAAGCTTCTTGGCCTTTTTCTTTTCGATACCAGTAAGGAACTTGAAGTGGTCACGAGTATCAACAACATACGTTAGGATACCGCGCATTACACCAGATATATCCAAGTCTGGGAAGATGCTCCATGTAAGCTGTGTCTTAGGATAAAGAGCGGCGAAGTCAAGCTTAACAACGTTCCTTGCATAACCCACCTCAAGTAGTCTTGAAAGACCTCCAGTGAAATCACGCTTTGTTTGTGTCTCTGGAATAGCTAGTCCGTTTTCATATGACCATGCTGACATGATAAGTTTCCACTGACCAGCGGTACCCATCGTAGATGAACGCATAAACGATGTTGGAAGCATCTTTGAAATCAAGAATGATGCTTGATTAAAGATGTAGTCAACTTGCTCGGTTTCCCACAAGTCATCTTGCAGATATCTCTGTACGATATACGCACCTGTTACAATCTTATAATTATCTTTTAGAGGATGTTTTTCATCGATGATATACCAATCCCCATTTGTGTCGTCAAAGGCATATTGGTTTACCTTATCTTCCCATGTCTTATTGATTCTATCGCCAGGCACATACACACGATTTGGCTTAGCAATACCTGAATACTGTGTTATATACTTCAAGCCCCAGCTTTTTATTTCTGAGTTAATAGCCATAGCCCTTCTAACGGCGTGTGATATGTCTATTACGTTAAAACCATAAGCGTATGTTTGTGTATAGGCCTCGGTTTCACCACCCAACTTAAGGGTTGCTGGTTTTCTCTTAATCTTTGATAAGCGACTAAGATTTACGAGAAGCTCGTTTACAGGGATACTAAGCCTTTCTGCACGTTCAAATATGAAATCCCAGTCGAAGTTTTCAGAGTTATATCCAGTTATGATATCTGGGTCAAGAGCGTCTATGATATTGAAGAATAACTCAATCATAGCCCTTTCTGAGTCTCTTCTTTCTTG